TGCAATAATATCTTCACCAAAGTTATCTATTTGCCAAATTCTTGGATTAGCAGTAATAACTCCCGTTGGTCTTGGTGTGTTCCAAGTTGAAAATCCCCACGCACCGGCTCCCCATCCATTACCAATTGTTGTAATATCTGATCCTATGTTTATTTGAAATGCTGCACCAGATGCTGATCCAGAAGTTGTAACAACTCCTGGTGTTGCAATAGATGCAACATCTACTGTAAAATTATTTGAATCTATTATGGTTTGAATTTCAAATTCTTGTGCCATACTAGAATTAGTAATGTTAACAACACTAACTCCTGTAACTCCTGAAAATGTAACAAAGTCTCCTGCGATTGCACCATTAGATGTTGCAAGAACGTTAACTATTGTTGTGCCTGATGTAAAACTAAATACTGCTGGAATGGTTGTTGATAGAGGTGTGATGTCGTAAAAATTGTTATCATAGTATGTATATAATTTTCTATCTGTACCAATAATTGCTAATGAGTCTCCTGCTAAATCCGTATAAGTATGAATGTCTCGTGCAGCACCAATTAAATTATTACCAACGGCTGGTTGCCATCCACCTATTTTTTCAGGAACACCATATCTAAAACGCACCATATCACACCCAGTCCAGCCACCTTCTGCGCCGTATTGAGTGTTTTGTTTATCTATTCCTGGTCTAAATTGTAGCTTTGATATTGGCATAAAACCCCTAGTAAACGGGTTTTATATCACTTTTTAAACCAAGCGGGAAGTCCTAAATGAGGTCTACGATCGTATATATTTTCTTTAGATCCTTTAGTTTCAACATTATTGTAATGTAAAAACACTTGACCACAATCATCAAAAGTTAATTTATCTCTCCAATGTTCTAATTCATTTCCACGATACACTAACATATCACCAGGTTCTAATAATACTTTAACACCTTTAGATTTTGATGGTTTATAGTTACCAGTTTTCTCATCTACACCACCTTGTGATGCATCTGGTTCTAAATATATTGGCCAACAACCACCACCTAAATGCATAGTTGTAGATATTTCACATGAGAATCTATCTTTATGACGATGTAATACATCTCCTTTTTTATAAATTCTTGCATATGAATAATTAGTATTTAATTTTAATCCTGTTTCTTTTTCCATGATTGGAAGAAGTTTTACAAGTAATGTTTCCATTACAATGTCAGAATAATGAGAATATGTTTCTGGAACTTGGGCATCATTCCACACACCGAAATAATCCGTAAACTGACTTATGTAACGTGTATCAAACATAGTTCTTGCAACTTGTCTTTTCATCATAAAATAATCATAACAAAATTTAGCAAGATCTTCTGATATTGCTCCTTTAATTACTGTATATTTATTTTTCTTAAAACTCATTTTTTCTCCTTAACAGTTAGTTTGTTCCGTTGCTTGTTTTCTTACAGTATCTGTAATCATTCGTTGTACTGCCTGTAAGTTAAAATGAATAAATCGGAAATCTTGGATTCCTGCATCTACGATATATTCATGTGTTAAATACGCTGGAATAAAAATCATTGTTCCTGGTTTTGGACGGTAATGGATTTTATCAGTTCCTAACGTAATTTCTTTTTCATTCTTTAAAGGTAATTGTGTCATGAGCTTACCTGGTCGTGGATCGTGAAATACTGGTAAAGATGTTTTATCTGAACATCTTAAAAAATAAAAACCACTGATATGATTGTTATAGTGCACGTGTGGCGTATGGTTCCCACCTGCTTTTTCTGCAAACTGTTGTACCCAAAATTCAGTCCAAAATAATTCATAGTTAGTTAAATCATAACCCATATGATCTAAAACATTCCATGCAGTTGCACCAATATAGTCTTGTAATTCTTTCAAATCTGGATCTCCCACGAGAGATGTGCTGTGATGGCTCATACCAAAATCACCTATTTTTTTACCTAATTCTTTTTCTCTATCTTTAATTGTTTTTTTATTATTTTCTTTTGCAGCTTTGATATATTTATTACAAACTTTATCTACATGATCTACCCATTCTGGTATTTCAATGGAATAAACTGGAGTAGAGAAATATATAGATGCTGCTAATTGATCTGTTTTTGACATTTTCTCTTTCCTTTAGTTAAGTTTATTTCTATATTTTTTTAAATATTTTTCAACTGCATTTTTATCAAAATCTTCATAATAACCAAGACCTGCATTACATCTATTACATAATAAACCTCTTACTTGATTTGTTTTATGACAATGATCTACATGTAATACAGTTTTTAATTTTTTTTGATGTTTATTACAAATAGCACATTTACCTTTTTGTTCTTTAAACATTTTATTATAATCTTTTAAATCTATTTTATATTTCTTTTTTAAATTTGATTCTCTTTTTCTAGCTATTACTTCTTTTCTTTTATTATATTTTTTACGATATTTCGCATAATATTCAGGATATTTTTCTTGTCTTTTTTTACAATATTCCGTGTTTTCTTTTGTATTATAATTATCTTTTCTATATTGGATCAAATGTTCTTTATTTTCTTTTCTCCATGTTTCCATGTATTTTTTAATTTCATCTATTCTTGCTAATCTTTGTTGTCTTCTTTTTTCAAAATTTAATATGTTATATTGTTTAAAATATTCTTTTTGTTTTAATGGATCTTTGTAAGGCATATTATTTAAATGGATATCCAAGATTCCAAATAACTAATGAATATCTTGTTCCTTTTGTAACTGGTCGAACACGATGCCAAACAAAACTTGGGAAAACAACTACACTTCCTCTTGGTAAAATTTCAGTACATTTTCTTGTAATTGTAGGATCATCTTGATTTCTAAATTGAAATTCTAATTCACCACCTTCATAATCTTTTGGATCTGATAATGAACATGTAACAGAAAGTTTTCTTATTTTACCATGTGTGTCTGGATTATCTGGATTATTATATTGAGAATCCCACGAATCAGCGTGCCAGTCGTAAAATTGATTTAATTTATATTTTGTAAATTGACATGATTCAGAAAAATTCCAATCAAAATTCCAATTAGCTAATCTATTTGCTTGATGTATAAATGGTTGAACTTCACGATAAATGAAGCGATCATTCATCCAAACAATATTAGAATCTCTTTTTTGTTTTAAATCTTTTAAATCTTTATCATCAAGTGGCTTACCTTGATTAATTTTATTTGTTTGACCACCTGTTAATGCAATTTGTTCTTGTTGAGCAATTCCATATTTAATTACTTCATCACAAAATCTAGGCGTAAGCGCTTCTTTAAAATAATAGTAATAGTTAGTAAGGTTCATTTCTAAATACTATATATTAATTTCTATAGGATTTGTAAAGAGTAAATAATTAGCTAATTGTAAGTGTTCCAGAAACAGTGAATGTAGCAACTTTACAACCTCCAGCTGGTGCCGGTAATGTTGTAACTGTGTTTGTTCCTGGACTTGCTGAAATAGAAGCTCCTCCTGGTGCTCTTACAATAACTATACCTGATCCACCTGCTGATCCAGCAACTACTGTTAAACAACCTGATTTAGTAAAAGTTCCTCCTGCACCACCTCCAGAATTAACAGTGCCAGCTGTTCCAGGTGCATTAGCAGGACCTTGTCCTCCATTTCCTCCACCTCCTGGTCCACCATTTCCTCTAGTAGTTACTCCACCTCCTCCCCCTCCACCAGAGTAAGTTACTGGTGATCCTGATATTGAGTTAGCTGATCCAGGTCCCCCATTTCCACCAACTCCTGTTGTTGCATTTGATCCAACGCCACCTGCTCCACCTCCACCACCTCCAGCATCAGTAGGCCCAGAAATTCCAATTCCACCATTATTTCCTTGTGGTGGACTTACCGGTGGTGTATTACCTGTTCCACCTCCTAAACCTCCTCCACCTGATCCTCCACCTGATCCTCCTGGTCTTACATTTGTGGGAGTTAAACTACATCTATAAGTACCTGCACCCCCACCTGTACTTGTAATTGTTGAAAATATTGATGGATTTCCTCTAGCTCCTGGATTACCTCCAGGCGAAGTTCCTCCTGCTCCTCCACCACCAATTGTTATTGGATGACTTCCCACATTAACACTTAATTTTGTTCCACCAGGAAATGAAGTTCTATATCCGCCAGCTCCTGCTCCTGCTGATCCACAACCATTTTCACTTGTTCCACTTCCACCTCCACCTGCTACTACTAAATAATCTAAATCATAAGTTGCAACTGGCCACGTTCCGCTTTTCTGCGATTGAAATTGTGCTCTCAACGGCCACGATCCACTTGCCTTGTTTAATTCTTTTACGATAACGATTCCTGAACCGCCATTTCCACCTGCTCCAGCTGTAACTCCATTTGTATTAGTAGCTCCTGCTCCACCACCACCTCCTCCTGTGTTAGCTGTTCCTGCTGTTCCAGGATTAGGTCCTCCACTTGTTCCACCTGCTCCACCTCCACCTGCTCCTCCAGTTCCACCTGCTCTTGAACTTGGTCCTATTGAACCACCACCTCCACCACCTGCATAAGTAACTGAACTTCCAGTAATTGAACTTGCTAAACCTGCTCCTCCATTTGCAACTGTTGTTGGAGTTGAATTACTTCCTACTGCTGAAGCTCCACCACCTCCTCCACCTGAATAAAATGGAGAACAACTTCCAGTTCCACCTGTATTACCTTGTGGTGGACTTACTGGCGGAGTATTTCCTGCTCCACCTGCATTTCCTACAGGAGAAGATCCTGGATAACCTCCTCCACCACCTGATCCCCCAGTATCAACAGTTGTTCCACAACCTCCTCCTCTACCTCCACCTGTTGCTGTAATTGTTGAAAATGTTGAAGGTGATCCTGGTGTGGCTGATGTTCTAGCTGGATAAGGTTGACCTGTTCCTCCTGCTCCAACTGTAATTGGATATGCTGTTGCTCCACAAACTGAAAATGAACAAGAAGTTCTAAAACCACCTGCTCCACCTCCTCCTCCAGACCATGTTCCACCAGCACCACCACCAGCAACAATTAATGTATCAACTAACCTCGTTCCAGGTTGCGTTGTTAATGTTCCAGATGATGTTTGAGATGTGACAGTACACTTTCCAAACGATGTTTGGTTTATAACTCCTATTATACCGCCATTCGGTGAACCCATTTGGTGCTCCTAAAATTTTTTAACTTAATTGCCTGTAGCAATCCAAGATGAAGTTTCAGGTGACCAAGTGAATGTATTATTTTGATCGTCTTTACCAATCCATCTTTTATTAGCTTCATCCCAAGAGATAAAATATCTTACATTATCTCCATAGGTTGTAACTGTTGGATATGCAACAGGTGCTTGCCAGTCGTCATTAGA